AGAAAATCAATTGCATTCGATGCAGCGAGTGGTGGTGCAACCGATAATACATCTGCTGTAGACTTCCCAACTGCAACAGGCTCATGGGGGAGTGTGTCACATTATGGATTATTTGATGCAAGTTCTAGTGGCAATCTACTAATACATGGTGCATTTAGTGCTGCGAAAACTGTCGCAAGTGGCGACATACTTCGTATTGCGGCAGGTGAGTTAGATATAACAGCGGCTTAGTATTATGGCTACCTTAGAGGAACTTGATGCGTTTGGTTCTATGGATAGTATTGATGGCTTGGGTACACTTGAACAGCTAGACAATCTAACTCTCCATCAAGCGGCAGCAGCGAGTTCAATAGCAATTACAGAAAGTGCAAGTGCTGTTCGTATGCAACAAGCAGTTGGAGCAGGTGCGTTAGCGATAACATCAACTGGAACGGCAAATTTCTTGGTTAATGCGGCAGGTACAGGTGCAATATCTATCACAGAGTCTACAGGTACAATCCTAATACATGGTATGAGTGCAGCGGCAGGTATGAGTATTACTGATAATGCACTAATCACGATGATTAAAATACCAAGTATGGTTGATGCAGCATTGTCGATTACAGAAAGTGCCAATCTATTTAGAATACAATCTGTTACAGCATCAGATATTTTAACAATAACCACATCACTTACAGGTGAAATACTTGGTGAAACTTGGACAGATATTACAGGTAGAGATGTTGTTTGGAGTACGTTACAATGATAGAATTTGGCGAATGGCTACCTGACCAATCAGACTTGGGTAATAGCGGTGTGCTTGAGGCTAAGAATGTAATACCAGGTGCAAGAGGTTACAGACCTGCAAAAGATTTATCGACCATATCCAATGCAGCAGATAATTACTTACGTGGCATTTATGCAACTCGTGATGCAACTAATACTGTACAGTTATTTGCAGGGGATAGTGCAAAACTATATAAGTACGCAGCATCAGACTCTGATTTAGATAATGTTTCTAAAAGTGGAAACTATACACTTGGAACAGAGGATAGATGGAACTTTGTGCAGTTTGGTGATTTTGTTATTGGTGCTAGTGGCGATGGTCAAATACTGCAAAAATACCAAGTCGGTACAAGTAGTTTATTTGCTGATATTAGTGGATCACCTGCTGCAAAATATATTGCCGTTGTTCGTGATTTCGTTATTTGTGCAAATGTTAAGTATAGCAGTACAGTACATCAAGACAGGTTATATTGGAGTAGCATCAACGACTCACAAGCATGGACAATCGGTACAAACCAATCGGATATACAGGACATACCTGACTCAGGTAAAATAACAGGTATTGTTGGTGGTCAATCAGGTACAGTTTTATTAGAACGTGGTATTGCACGATTAGATTATGTTGGCTCACCTGTTATATTTAATGTTGAAAGAATAGAAACAAATAATGGGTGTGAGATACCAAGTAGCATTGTATCACTTGGATCAAATGCTGTGTTTTATTTATCGCCAAATGGTTTCTGTCTATTTGACGGCAATCGTTCAAATCAGATTGGTGCAGAAAAAGTTGACCGCTTTTTTTATGATAATTTAAACCCTGCCCATCATCATCGAACAACCGCAGCAATAGATCCTAATAATCAAAATGTTTTATGGTCATTTGTTTCCAACGATAGCAGAGATGGTGAGCCTGATAAAATCATGGTTTACAATTATGCACTTGGTCGATGGTCATTGTTAGAATTAGCACACGAGTCATTAGGAACAATATTAATACCTGGTTATTCATTGGAGCAGTTGGATAATATCAACACAAGTATAGATGCGATGACAACGTCTTTAGACTCTGCACTATACGAGGGCGATAGTTTTACATTAGGTGGCTCAAAAGATAAAAAGATACACGCATTTACAGGTGATACACTTGCCGCAACAATTACGACAAAAGAGTTTGAAGTGACACCAATGAGGTCGTCAGTTATTAATTCTATAACACCTTATGTAACGGCAAAAAACCCAAGTGTGCAACCTACATTATCAGTATCAGTTGGCAGCAGAAGTAAACAAATTGATGCAGCAACATTTACGACTGCCTCTAGTTTAAATAGTGATAATTTATGTAATGTGCGATCAAGTGGTCGTTATCATCGAGTAAAAGTAGAAACCACAGGCGACTTTCGATATGCACTTGGCGTTGATGTTGATGCGAAACCACTTGGCAGACGTTAATGGTCGATTTTGCGTACAGAAAGCTACCACCACAAGGCGGTAGTGCCAGGGATGTTGCACAGGCAGTAAATTTGCTAATCGATGGGAAACATAACGCGACAGGCATTTTTACTCTAACAGCAAGTGCAGCGTCAACCGCTGTTACCGATACAAGGGTTGGTCAAGATAGTGTCATACTATATTCGCCAACAACAGCAAACGCATCTGCTGAAATAGGTGCAGGAACAATACACATATCAGCACGAGCCGATAGCAGCTTTACTATTACTCATGCCAATAATAGCCAAAGCGATAGGACTTATATTTATACAGTAACAGGTTAAGAGGAGTTAAGGGAATGCAGTTTGTACCAATACCAAAAGAGCATTTAGACAATATGTGGCAATATGTTGAGCCAATCATTATTAAGGCAGTCGGTTTAACACCTGACAGAATTGATACAAAAAACATATTAGCTGATGCAAAAGAAGGTCGATACTTAATATGGATTGTTACCGAACAAAGAAAAGATACGCAATACATACAAGCAGTATTGACCACACGTATTTCACAATACCCAAAAACCAATGCACTATGCGTTGATTTTGTAGCAGGTACACGCATGAAAGATTGGCTACCAATCGTAATGCCTGTGTTCGAAGAACTAGGGAAAACAAATAAATGCTCACATATCGAGGGATATGGTCGTAAGGCATGGGCAAAATATCTTAATAAGTATGGTTGGAAGACCCAACATATACAATATGAAAAGAGGCTTAATAATGAGTAAAGGCAGTAGCAGACCTGCAACTTCAACAACAACTTATAATATTCCTGATAGTGTCATACAAAATCAAGAACAAGTTTTTGATGCAGCGACAAATTTTGACCCACAAGTTTATCAAGGTCAAAGATTTGCAGAAATGAATCCTTTCGAAACAGCACAGATACAAGGTCTTGGTAATTTTAGTGATGCCGGTGTACAGCAATACCAAAATACTATTAATAGCTTGTTAGGTGCTGATATTGGCAATCCAAACTTACTACGTGACGAACTTAATCGAGACATGGGTGGTCAGTTCTTAGACCGAGTTATCCAAGATAGAACATCTGATGTTGTTAATAATTTAACATCACAATATTCAATGGCAGGTCGTTTAGGCTCTGACGCATTTGGGTCTGCACTTGGTCGTGGCATAGGCACATCTATTGCACCTCTACTGCAACAGCAAGAGAATTTAGAGGCACAACGTAGACAACAATTAGCAGGTCAAATTATCGATGCCGAAAGAGGACAAGCTAGTTTCCAAGCAGGTATTGCAGGTATGTTGCCAACGGCACAAGACTTAGCCCTACAACAGCTTGGTGCTATTGGCACAGCAGGTGACTTGCAACGTGTACAAGATGAGAGAGCATTAATGGCAAGTCAACAACAGATTGCAGAACAAAATGCTGCAGAGGCAGCAAGACTTAATGCCCTCCTATCGTCAGCAGGTGCAGGTAACGTACCACAAGGATCATCAACAGTACAAACTGCTGCATCTGCACCACCTGGTAATGCTTTATTGGGTGCAGGACTATTAGCGAGGTCACTATTATTTCCTGCTGCACCTATAAGTTAAGGATGTAAATATGGCATTAACAAGACGTGATAAAGAAAAACTAAGAAGAAGAAAAAGGTCATCATTAGTCTTTAGAAAAGTATATGCAGATGACCCAAAAAGACCTGGCAGACGAGTAGTTGTTGGGACAGAGAAGTTTTCAAAAGCTGACATTAAAAAAAATCCCAAAAGTGAGCAATCTAAAAGAGCAACGCAGTTTTTTAAAGACAGAGATACAAGAATAGATAATGAAATAAAAGCTGCTACAGATAGAGGCAATAACTCAGGTGGACTGTTAAGCGGTCTAAATAATGCAACATCAAATATTGGTGGTTTACTATCAAGTGATCGTGGGAATAATTTAGTTAATAATCTCGCAAAGATATCACCTATATTACCATTTCCATTGAATGTAATTGGCACAGGTTACAACCTATATAATTTATTACGTGGCAATAAAGAGCCTACTGAAACTTTCCCAATACCGAAAGATAAACCTGCTAATTTAGTACGACAAAGCACGTTCGGTGTACCAATGGATAAACCTAATGATTTGACACGTTACATAACCTCTCGTAAACCCACACCGCAAGAATTAGTTGATGATGTAAGATTTGGTGGCAGGTCATTTAGTGAGCCATTTACGATGGCAGGTGGTGGCAGCATACCAAGTGTATTTTCACAACCTGTAGGTACAGAGCGTATACAAACAGGTGTTGAATCGTTTCAGGGCGTTACTCGACCAACAACAGAGATTAGACCACGTATGTCAACAGGTTTACTCGATATACTAGGCGATGCCAATATCGGCAGCCAATATCAAACATTACCACAACCTAACCCAAATCAATTAAATGTATTTCCAACAGCAGTTGATTTGAGTCTATTAGCTGATGCGAATGTTGGCAGCGATTATACAACACGTACACCACAAGATATTGATTTTAGGTTAGGTGTATCGCCACTAGAATATAGTAATTTTTTAGGTAGCACAGATGTGTCAGACCAACTGTTAGCAGAGTTAAACAAGTCAGGTTTATTAGGTGGTTTTAACGCAGACATTAATCGTAATTTAGCACCTGCAACATTAGAAAACCCAATACAATATACATTAGGTAATGATGCAATT